TGCTATGTTAGTCATGGCAGTGAACAGTTCACCCATTCCCAACATTCTTTCTTCTTTCCATATAGCCATTGTCTATACTCCTTTTCAGCGAGTTGTAAGAGGCCCAAGAACGGCACCTCGTTGGTTGTATTATACAAAGTATATCACAGTTACTTTTATAAGTCAACTGTTTATTTGGCACTCTCGGCAGGACTTGAACCTGCAACCTACAGATTAGAAGTCTGTTGCTCTATCCAGTTGAGCTACGAGAGTTTCTTCAGATGTACCCAAGATGCAGGAAAAAGTTTCTCACATTCTGTATCTATCAAAGATGCAATCTCTCTGGTCTCTTCTTGCGCGTCTTCCTTAATCCTAAGAGAACACACCCTGCTAAAGGCTATGAGACTACCTGTCCAGTACCACTCAGTAAACATGCTCTGGGGCAGCACTATACGTGCCATCTCAGGCGCTACTCCTTTTCTAAGTAGCTCATCGTAGGTCCACATACATCTTCTTATGGCTTGTTCATAGTCGCTCAGAAGAGATGGACCTGTGCCTGTAGAGGGATTAATATCAATCTCTTCTTCAGAACTTCCCTGCTTCTTATCAGTGGGTCTACCTCTCCAGTACTCAGGGTAGTAGAACTCAGGTTGACTATCCACGTATCGCCTACTCACTTCGTTCCATACTAGACCGACCTGATGTTTACCCAGTTGTCTGGCTACAAAGATAGGTGCCTTGATCCTAAAGGAGAGAGAGCAGTGACCAAAAGGAGTCCAATGATTATGCTTGGCAAGGTACTTGATCAGCTTCTCATCTGATTCTTTCAACAGGTTACTAACAGGTCCAGCAGGAGTAACGCTCTCCCATTCAGATTCCTTAGAGAAAGAAACTCTAGCAGCATTTACTACTGAGAGGTCTGAACCCATATGATCTATCAGAGTTACTTCCATTTAAAATAGTTCCTTCTAGTGTAGATTTAAAAAGAAAAGCATTATTTTGTCCATAATACCTCTGACGTATTCTTTAAAACTTTTACCCTGTCTGGGTGTACCTCCTAGATACCTTGGGGTTTTACCTTTCATTCGCCACGCACCAAACGCGGTGTGACCACTCCAAAGTCATCTGTAAACCCTGAATCAGGGTAATCTTCTACAGCAGTACGCATATCAATATAAAATAAAAGTAAATCAATAGCTTTAATAATATCTTCATTTTGTTTAGGGACTGTATTTTTAAAATCTTTTAGGTGATATGTTAGTTTACGATTCATTTATGCTCCTATGTCTACGATTTCACATACTCCACCTGCACAGGCAAGCTCTTGCGATCCAGTAGTTGTATCTCCTTTCTCATACTTAGATAACTCATACCAATCTATAGCAGGTGGCATCTTCTCTGTCAAGTCTTTAAATGTTTCCCTGTCTATGTCTTGGTAAGGGGCTTGCTTATAAGAATGATCAGAGAAAGGAAGGAAAGATATACCAGAGAGAGAATCAAAATGTTCCCAACACCAGGCACCTACCTCTAACCACTCATGTTCCTGAACAGAGATAGTAACAGAAGGTTTATGTTCACAGTAGTTGTCTGCAATCTTGAGCCAGAGTTCTAATTGTGCTAATGCTCCCATGTCATATCTACACACTGCACTGTCTGGACTCTTCATGGGGAAGGAGAACACAGTTACATTATCAGGTGCTGTAAAGTCAGGCTCTGATGGTACACCTTTATCCTGGAGAAACATTGTCAGAGGGTCTTTGTTGTCTCCCCTGACTGTTCTGATGTAGTAAGGATTATGTCTGGCATGAATACCAGAAGCAGCATCAACAAGTTGTGACACAGTACCAGAAGGTTTAACACATGTAACAGCAGTACTCTGATTGATACCTAATTTCTCTGCCAGTTTTTTGTTAGTCTTAATAGCTACATCTCTTAGTTGTTGAAGAGCTTCTGGAGAAGCATCATATACAGCAGGACAGTCCATGATACCTGTCAGAGACACACCAAGTAACCTTTCCTCTTCTGTAGTATTCTTCCAACGCTTACGAATATATCCAAAGTCTGTAAGAGTAGATTGAAATGTACCTAGTATAGTAGCCAGTTTAATTTTGTTCTTGAGTGTATCCATAGTATCATCTACTCTACAGATAACCTCTGATAGATTACAAAACTGATAAGGTCGTAGGATAATTTCACAACAAGGATTAGTACCAAACTCTATGTCACCATCACGCCTTCCATTAGATGCTGCCTTGACCTGTGCAGAGGCACGATTAAAGATACCTCTCTCACCACTCTTGCTTTCATAAAGAGATAACCATTCCTTCATGAAGATACCCATATCAGGACGTTCTGTGTAGCATACAGAATTATTAGACAAGGCACGTTGTTGATTGTCTACCCACCAATCACCACTCTTAGCCATACGCATACGTTCATCAGTGAGGTTAGAGAGTGAGATCAAGGCAGACCTTCTGACTCCTCCTACCACTACAACTTGACCTACCTTACACATAATATCATGGCACTCAATAGAGGTAAGCTTACGTCCCTTGGCTTTCCTAAACGTCTGAATAGTGAAGTCAAACAGTTCTTCCAGAGGAGCAGGACCAGATGCTCTCCCACCAAATATCTTTAGCTTTGCACCAGCAGGGCGTATCTTACTGGTATCTATCTTGGGTATACGATTGGTGTATAGGAGAGAGATAAGATCACGCAGTCCTCTAGCCCAACCTTCTTTGGAATCAGCAACAGAGATAACGTCATCTGTATTCTCAAAGTATTGATCAGGAATAGTAGGAAGCTTGTTGATATACTGACGCTCAACAGAAAAACCTACACCTGTACCATTCATCAAGATATACAGACACTCATCAAAGGAACGAGGAGAATCGATAGGCAGATAAGAACAGTTGTATCCTGAGATATGTTCACGTTCCAAGGCAGGACCAGCAGTCATCAATGCTCTCATGGAACCTAGTACTTCTAGGTTCAACATACCTCTGCGAATGTCAGCTAACTCCACACCAAAGAGAGAGTAGCTATAATTTTCTTTGAGATGATCTGCCATAAAAGAAAGATACCTATCAATGGTTTCTTCCCATGATTCTCTACGTCCTTGATCATCTAACCAACGAGAGTATCTCGACATGTGTATAAAGGATTGATAGTTTGTAGGTAAAGTAATCTCGTTCATCCAGGTTCTCCTCTATATTTTTTCTATTAGTTTCTCTATATACCATTTGGCTTTTTGCAAATCTTCTTTGGGTTTGCTTTTATGTTTATATCTTAGTAGATACTTTGATACGTTTCCTTTAAGATATCCTAAGAACTCTTCTTCAGTCATGGACATTTCTAAAATATCAATTGCCTCTACTCCCTGCATTCTATAATGCTTGGGACTATTAACCATATCAGTTTTCTCTGTTGAAGAAAGAATTGATTTCTTTCCTGACATTACTTATATCCTTTCTTTGTAATACCTTTGTTGCTACAGAACGCATAGCCACAGGGTTTATGCCAGCTATGTCGCACACATACTCAAAGTTTTCACACGTAACTCCAGACGTAGTAAAGAACCAGGAACGTGCGGCCAGACGATCTGCTTTGATACTACTAGGCTCTACACTTGTGGAAGGTTTACTAACATCTAACAAGGCTCTAAGAATAACACCCATAAATAATGAATGGTACTCGTTGTTAGGAGTACCTATAAAAATAGATTCATTGGTGATGGATGTTAAGGTGTTCATTATATTTTTATAATTCTGATTCATAGCTCTCTACTGGCCTATACCATTTACCTCCTACATAATTATTATAATATGCTGGTTCATCTGTTCCTTCTAGAACAGAAGCTAAAACATTATACTTCATTTGATAGTAACACTCATAGTAGCGTAAGCTACGTTTGTTTTTAAACTCAGCAATTATTTCAAATTTAAAATTTCTTTTACCAAGCTTCTTAATATCTTCTGTCAAAGAGCGAGAAGAACCCATGTAAACTTTCCAATTAGATTGTCTATATTGTTTACCTTTTTTATAATGCCAATATTGTTTGCATCCTATGTAAGCTTTACCTGTCTTCTTATTGGTAATAAGATAAACAAA